CACCCTCTGAACTTCTCCGAGGGGGAAACGTACGACTTTACACGTTGTGTGAGGAAGGACGGTACTATCTACGGTAGCCGAGGAAAGTGTAAGCAGGGTACAGAAATTGGGGCGAAAGAGGAGAGTCAAGTAAAAGGAAAGCGTGGCCCTAAGGCAGGGGGAATGAGGCTCACCGAAAAAATAAAAGGGTTGGGAGCTGAAGACCTTAAGAAGGTTCTCCAGGACCCTCGCGTAACCCCAAAGCAAAGGGCAGTTTTAGAGGGTTTACTCAAGAGCAAAGGGGGAGTGAAAGCTCCTGAGGGCCAGATGTCCAAGAAGGGTAGCGGGCCAGATAGAAAAACCAGCAGGGAAGAGCTAAGGAAAGCAGTCTCAGAAAACAACCCCAAGGTGCAGGATGAATACGATTGGGTTGGGTCAGGTCCCAAAGCAGTGGCGGAAATAAAAAGAAGTTACAGGATGATGCAAACCCTGGTCAAGTCGCCGGAGTTGGACACGGTTGCAAATAAAGCCCGATTGATTAATCTTCGACTGTTGATTTATCAGAAGGAAAAGGAGCTGAGAGAGAGGAGGCTGCCGGGTAGAGACCCGAAAACGTACGAAGCGGCACTGAGAGAGTCTCCTAAGTATGACAAGACTCCGGGGAGTAGATCTCCAATAGATAAAATAGTTCCAAAATCAAGTGGGTCTCTACCACTAGGCTTTCTGTACGAGAGTCAAGGGTTCAATGCCAAGCCCGAACTGGTTGCAACGGTTGACGACTTACGGAAACGAAAGGACATTGTAACAAACTCGGACGGGTCCCCTCGAATCTTCTATCGTGGTGTTACACTCGAGAAGTTTGCAGATCAATTCAAGGGATTGGGGATTAGCGGAGACACACACTACCCCGGTAGAGGTATAGACGGTAACGGGACCTACGCCGCAGCGGCATCCCACCTCGACCCGAGCGAGGTATCCACCGGTAATGCTGTCAAAACAGCAAAAGCGTATGTAGGGTATGTAAAAAGTCTTTCGTCAAAAGTTACGGCATTCGCTCTCAGAAAAGACGCAAATGTGGTAGAGTTTAGTGGAAAGACAGACTTGGAGAGACGAACCGAATACGGCTGGTGGCGGCAAGAAACCCTAAAAAAAGCGGAGGAAAAAACCGGATACATCCTCGACGATATAGGCGAAGCCGCAGCGGCACTAGGAATACATGCCTATACAGTGCCGGCCAGAGCTAAAGGGCAAGAAGACTATTTGGTTCTCCTCAACCGTGGCGCAGTCATTGCCGCCATGGACTCACAAATCCCCGACGAAAACGAATGAACATCAACGACCCCACAATCAGCCGCATTCTCGCTGTTCTTATTCAACCGGTCCTTTTCGAGGATAGGAGCAAGTTCATCGAAGATGCCGAGAAAGCAACCGACATGGACTCTTTCATCAGGGGTATTAACAGGTACAAGACATACTACTGAGACATAGGCCGGGGGAACCTTTCCTTGTGCTCTTAGTGATTCCTCTTACGGGGCCGAGGGTAAAACCGTATGCCCCTCAAAGGCTCAAAACAAACTACACATACTCAACTAAAGAATGACTCTCTTACTTGGCGACTGCCTTGACGTGCTGCGAACCATGCCCGATAGTAGTGTGGATTCAGTGGTGACTGATCCGCCCTATGGCCTGTCCTTCATGTGCAAGCGATGGGACTATAACGTGCCCACGGTTGAGGTGTGGACCGAGTGCCTGCGGGTGTTGAAGCCTGGCGGGCACTTGCTGGCCTTCGCTGGCACGCGCACCCAGCATCGGATGGCGGCAAGGATTGAGGATGCGGGCTTTGAGATTCGGGACATGATCGCCTGGGTCTACGGGTCGGGGTTCCCGAAATCGTTAGATGTATCGAAGGCGATTGATAAGGCGAGGGGGGCTGAGCGGGAGGTGGTTAGAACCCCTATGACACCCCGATCAACGGCGGGAAAAGGATTTTCAAATGAACTCGACGAACGGCCTTGGATGAGGAAAGCAAGGGCGAACGGTTATCACGAGCATGCAGGAGACGCCCCCGCCACCCCTGAAGCCCAGCAGTGGGCCGGCTGGGGCACTGCGCTAAAGCCCGCCCTGGAGCCGATCACCATGGCCCGTAAGCCGCTGACGGGCACCGTGGCCGCCAACGTGCTGGAGCACGGCACTGGGGCGCTGAATGTGGATGGGTGCAGGGTGGGGACGGACGACGTTTTGCCCAAAATGAGCGGCAAAGCAATTTTAGGTGGATCGTCAGATGGGTGGGATCGTCCGTGGAAAAACGATCCAAACGGATTAGTCCGCAGGCAGGCAGCCGCAGACGCTGCTATTGAGAAGCTAAACACTCTTGGCCGCTGGCCCGCCAACCTGATCCACGACGGCAGCGACGAGGTGGTGGGGTTGTTCCCGTCAGGCAGTACCGGCAGCGCCGCTCGATTCTTTTACTGTCCCAAAGCAAGTAAACGCGAAAGGGGAGAGGGTAACATCCACCCCACAGTGAAACCGGTAGATCTGATGCGCTACCTGTGCCGCCTTGTCACCCCGCCCGGTGGCATCGTGCTCGATCCATTCATGGGGTCAGGCTCTACGGGTATGGCGTGTGAACTAGAGGGTTTTGACTTCATCGGAATTGAACGAGAGCCTGAGTACCTGGAAATTGCAACACAACGGATCCGCAGGGCACAGTCTCAGTGAAACAGTTATTAGGGGGCCTGGGGGTAAAACCTTAGTAACCAAGTAACCAAGTAACAATGCCACAATTCACACCGGAAAAATTCCTCGATTTCGTTCGTTACCGCAGAAGCGACAACCCTTACCAAGAAGCTGCTTTCCTTGACTTTGCTAAGCAAGTTTTTGCAAAGCAACCAGAATTGCTGACAGATGAGGCAGCCTGGGTGAAAAAGTACCGTAAACTCTACACTCCGCCCACTCAACCTGTGGCCCCCTCACCGAAGCAGTATGTTTCCAAGGAAACTCTAGCATACGTGTGGCAATGCTCCCCTACCCTAATCACTGACTCTGAAGTGTCAGAGCTGAACAAGTGTCTGGGGGACTTCGGAATAACAACACCGCCCCGAATTCGCCATTTTCTCAGTCAGACTGCGCATGAGTCCGGCGGTGGCCGCTGGAAGAAAGAACTTGCTTCGGGGTGGGACTATGAAGGTAGGAGAGACCTGGGAAATACGCAACCGGGCGATGGCCCTCGTTTCAAGGGAGCGGGCTACATACAATTGACAGGGCGTGCGAACTACCAAGATTTTGCTAATTTTACTAAAGACCCTCAGGTGATGCAAGGTGTGAACTACGTTGCGGACAATTACCCGTTCTCCTCGGCAGGATTCTGGTGGTTTAACAACGGAATGAATGCTCTTTGTGACAAAAACCCTTCTGTGGAACAGGTTACCAGGAGAGTTAACGGCGGCTACAACGGTCTTGAAGACCGCAAAATGTACTACAATCGCACACTCCAAGTTGTTTGATTGTGCTTGCGGTAGAAGAACTAGGCTCTTTGCGCTCCCACTCCTTATTTGTATACGAATTCTGGCAAATGACGGACTATTTGTGACTGTGCGGAGCCCGAAACCAAAGGTCGCACCCTTGGAAATTTGCTGCTTCACGAAACGGATTCCCACACTAAGTACGTAGTTAACACGGCAATGGAAGACTTTGACGAGACGAAAAGAACATACAACACCGAGGTCAGGGAACCGTGGAACCCTGTCATCAAAACATGCCTAGATGCAATAGACCGACACATGTCCTTGCATCTTAGAACGGGGTGCCCCCAGAACTTGCAACAAGCTGAGCTGCTAAGAGCGTACGTTAGGGGGTTGAAGGAGTGGGTGCGGTCCGAGGAGATTAAGAGTGGTTTCTGAGGTGGGCGGGAAACCGCCCCTAAACCTTCGGTTTACTCCTTTACGCCTGCGTAGCAAACAGGGTAAAATAGAGCATACACGGTAAATCGTATGCAAGGCTCCTTCACCCCTGACTCCGCCGAAAAGTTCCTCGCGCTGATGCGTGAGGCAGGTTACGAAGCGTCCGCCATCTCAAGTGTAGGGGGACTTCAAGATTTCTCTGAAGGGGCTAGGAGTCGTGGAGAGCAGCAATTTGTTGCAAAATCCGGTGAGGCTCGCGGAGAATATATTGAGAACTACGACTACACACGCTGCGTCCGCCCCAATGGCACTGCATACGGCACCGGGGGGACCTGCCGCAAGGGTACCCCTGAAGAGAAGGGAGAGAACGATGCAATAAGCCAACTTGCGGGAATGCTCCCGAAAGGGTCGAAGATTGTAGGGAGTTCTGGACGGACTCAAACAGTGGGTGCAAAGGGCAAGGTCAAAGCGGGGCTAACCGGTGAGCACTGGGCTGTAATTAACGAGAAAATGAAAGAGGTGGGAGAGAAGCTAAGCCGCCAGGAGGGGTTGCTGAAGCGCATGTCAGACTCACCGAAGTTTGATGACTTAAGGAAAACCACACAGGATAAGATTGAAAAGTTGAGTAGTGCCTATAAAAAGCTCAATCAGACGAAGATGCAAATTCGGGACTCCCTGGACAAAGGGAGAATTGAGACTGGTGTGATGGTTCCCCTTGTACCAGAGAACCTGACTCCGAGCGGGGTCACGAAGTTTCCGAGCAAGGCCCGAATTTCCCAGCCTACGGACCCCACTCCAAGCAAGGGGGCAACGTCGGATAAGAAGAAGAGAGGGCCAAAGCCCGGTGGAATGCGTGTTACCGAGAAGATTAAGGCTCTAGGGGCTGAGGACCTTAGAAGGGTTCTGAGCGACCCGAGGTTGAACGATAGGCAAAGGGGGCAGCTGAATAAACTGCTGTCGGAGAAATCTCCGTCGGAGCCCGTAAGTGCCACGGCAAGGCAAGCCGTTGAAGTGAAGCCAAAACCAAAAACCAAAAAGTTGGTGTCAGACCCAACTCCCGACGAAAAGTGGGAGAAGAGTCGAATGGAGACCTATAACTCCCTTAAGGGTATGACTCGTGATCAATTGGTAAACAGGTATAGGCAGAGTTCAAGGTTGGACATGGGGTCCTTGACGGACTTAACCATGCGAGACCTTAAGGGGGCCATTGTGTCTTCTGTACACGGTAACTATTCCCCGTCCGAACAGAGAAAACGAATGGCTGAAAAGGTTGAGTGGCAAAAATCACTAAGACAGGAAAGGGACGCGGAAAAGGAGAGGGCCACGGCAAGTAAAGCCGCTGAAGCCGCACCGAAGAGAGAACTGAGAGGGCAGGAATTGGGTAACGCAATGGTTCTTAACGCGAACATTACCGAGCGTGTACGGGCAAATTACGGGGGCACCCTGGCGACGAAAAAAGCCAGAGCTGAGCTGCAAGCGGCACTCGACAAAGAAGGAGCGCTCAACCGCGAGGAGATTTCAAGGATGCTTAAGACGGATAGGGCGGAGAGACTCTGAGCAATAACGTCCCTAAAAGGGGAGCACGACTTCGTTTGCTGTACAAGCCGTTAAGTAAGAACCGGTGAAAGGCGGTTAACCGCCCCCAAACCGCCGGTTTAGACCCTTGTTTCTGCTCGTCAGAAACGGTATAATTAGTTCATGAAAGCCACATTCGTGGGAACCCATTCATGAAAAGCACCCTCTCCCTGTCCCCTCAGCAGCAAGCCGCCAAGGGGTGGGTTCGAACCGGATCCGGAAACCTCATCGTAAGGTCCGTAGCAG